CCTAAACAGTTTTACCATGAGAAGATACTCAAGGAGTTTCCGTTCAAGGAGACTGAGGCTATTCTGTATGGCTCTGCGTTTCACAAGATGGCAGAAGACTTTGTAGGTAAGGACGTGCCTGTACCTAAGAAGTTTGGCTTTGCGGAAGAAGCACTGGTATCACTGAAAAACCGCAAAGGCGAAAAGCTATGCGAGATAAAGCTAGGTATAACAGAGAACCTAGAGGCTTGTGACTTCTACGCCAAGGACGTTTGGTTCCGTGGCATCGCTGACTTGGTAATACTCGACGACGATCTGGCGTGGGTGGTAGATTATAAGACAGGCAAATCATCCAAGTATGCAGACAAGGGTCAACTAGAGTTAATGGCTTTGGGAGTGTTCGCTAAATACCCACAGATTAAGACTATACGTGCAGGATTATTATTTGTTGTGTGTAATGACTTGGTAAAAGACACCTACATGGAGTATGATAGCGGTAAGCTGTGGGAAAAATGGTTGGGCAAGTATGCTCAGATGAAGACTGCGGCTGACGAAGATATGTGGAACGCACGCCCTAACGGGTTATGCAGACGCCACTGCCCTGTAATTGAATGTGTTCATAATGGAGCAAACTAATGAGAAAACGGAAGAAGCAAACCAACGCACCTGTAGGTAGTAAGAAGTTTCAAGCACGGATGGAACGTCAGCGGGCAAGAAGGGCTGTTGATAAAAATGGTGTAGATCGCAACGGAAATGGCAAAGCCGATAAACGCGAAGGTAAAGATGTTAGCCACAACAAAGCCTTGTCCAAGGGCGGTAGCAACAAAGACGGCGTACGGATAGAGAGTTCAAGCAAGAACCGCGCACGCAACTATAAAAAGAAGAAAGCATAATTTAGGGAACTTCCCTAAAATTAGGAGAACTAAATGCGGATAATAGATAGTAAGGCGTTGCTATTAAAGCTACGCAATCCAAAACGTGTCACTGAAACCGTACCGAAGAGTAAGGAAGTAGGAACTAACGAGGTGTTGGTAAACTGGGGCATCGACGAGATGCACACGCTAAAACGCCTTAATATCAACGTGCCATCACCCATACAAAGCCAGTACACGTGGACAGGTAAGTACGCCCCGTTTGACCACCAAAAGAAAACGTCAGCATTCCTGACCATGAACCGCAAGTCCTTTTGTTTTAACGAGCAGGGTACAGGTAAGACAGCCAGTGCGATATGGGCGGCAGACTACCTGATGAAACAAGGCAAGATCAAACGAGTGTTAGTAATATGCCCTCTATCTATTATGGACTCAGCATGGCGCGAAGACCTATTTACTTTTGCTCCACATCGCAGTGTAGATATAGCTCACGGTGCATCTAAGAAACGCAAGGCTATCATCCAGCAGGGTGCAGACTTTGTCATAATAAACTATGACGGTGTAGAGATTGTGTCCAAAGAGATAGCGGAAGGCGGTTTTGACCTTATCGTTGTAGACGAGGCGACACATTATAAGAACACACAGTCTCAACGGTGGAAAACACTAAGACGCTTGATAAAAGATGACACATGGATGTGGATGATGACGGGTACACCTGCCGCACAGTCTCCACTTGATGCTTACGGGTTAGCTAAGATGGTCAACCCAGACGCAGTGCCACGGTTCTTTGGTTCGTTCCGAGACATGGTTATGCGTAAGATTACGCAGTTTAGGTGGATTGTTAAACCCGAAGCAACCGACCTTGTGTTCAACGTGTTACAACCTGCTATCAGATTTACTAAGGAAGAGTGCCTTGACCTGCCCGACATGACGTATGTGAAACGTAAGGTAGAACTAACGCGGCAACAGAAGAAGTATTACGACCTGTTAAGGAAGAAACTTGTTATGACGGTGGGTGGTGACGAGGTAACCGCAATCAATGCCGCCGTTGTTATGAACAAGTTATTACAAATATCAGCAGGGGCAGTCTACACAGACGAAGGTGATACCTTAGAGTTTGACATTAAACACAGGTACAAAGTGTTGCGAGAGGTGATCGACGAGAGTAGCCAAAAAGTTCTCATATTTGTGCCGTTCAGACACACCATTGACATACTCACAGATAAATTGCGTAATGACGGGATTACCACAGAAGTTATACGTGGTGACGTACCTGTGAATAAACGCACGGATATATTTAAACGGTTCCAAACAACTAATGAGCCACGTGTGTTAGTTATCCAACCGCAATCAGCGGCACATGGTGTTACGTTAACAGCAGCTAATACAGTTGTGTGGTGGGGGCCAACGCCTTCATTGGAAACCTATGCGCAAGCAAACGCACGGGTACATCGGTCAGGTCAGAAGCATCCATGTACTGTTGTACAGCTTCAAGGCTCTGCTGTGGAACAGCGTGTTTACTCACTGCTTGATAATAGAATTGACGTCCACACAAAAATGATTGATTTATACAAAGAAATACTTGACTAGCGTATTGTTCAATACTACAGTGTAATTCTCGCTAACGTAGGAGGATTAAAATGAGCGATGATTCTGATATACCTGCGGACAAACTTACTAAGGCTTACATTAAGATAAGGTCAGAAAGGTCACTACTGTCTGCGGAGTTCAAAGAAAAGGACGGAGCGTTGGTTCGCCAACTGGATGTCTTGAAGAAAGCGTTGTTAGACTATTGTGATGCACACAATGTCGAGAGCGTACGAACCTCTGAGGGTTTGTTTTTTAGGTCTAGTAAAACAAAATACTGGACGGGAGATTGGGAGTCTATGTACACATTTATAAAAGAACATGACATGCCCGAGTTCTTGGACCGCCGTTTGAACCAGACCAATGTCAAACAATTCCTAGAGGAAAACCCAGATGTTATGCCGAAAGGTCTTAACATTGATGTTGAGCATGTAATCTCAGTTAGGAAGAAATAATGGCAGAACAAGCAGAACCGTTTGTGCAAATAGAGGAGTTGGCAAAGCATTTTGCAGTGTCGATTTCTACGATCCGAGCGTGGGTTCGGCAGGGGCACATCCCTAAAACCACGTACATTAAGATCGGTAATACCTACCGATTTAACAAAACCGCAGCAACTGAAGAACTTGTAAAAAGTGCGCAGGATGTGGATGAAACTTTAGTTGAAGAGCAATTAGAGTTCGATTTTAACCCAGACCAAGACGTATAAAACGCCAGAAGGAGAACAAAATGGCAGAGACTTATATTATTCAAAACGTGGAAGCACTATGGCCCAAACTTAATCAGACGTATGCGTTTGATAAAAAAGCCAACAAACACATGCCTTGTGGCCCACGAGATACTAACGCCGCATTTTCTGTAGACTTTCGTGCAGATAGCGCGACTGCGAAAGCATTGTTTGCACAAATGAGTGCCGCGTATAATGCCAACAAAGAGAAATCTTGGCCCCAAGAGCTAACGCTAGAGGCGTCACCGTTGGTTAAAGACGATGATGGTACGTTTAAAGGTACGTCTAATATAAAAGGTGCTTACAGCGGTAGGATTACAGAAAAGCCTGTGGAGCTAGACAGTCAAGGTAATACGTTACCAGAAGACTTTGAGTTAACCACAGGTAGCACGGTAAATATTGCGGTGACCTTTGTCCCTTATCACATGACAAAAGACAACTGGGGTGTGAGCCTACGATTGCAAGCTGTGCAAGTAATCAAGTATGTTACTAGACCCGTGCGTAATCCGTTTGGTAACGTAGCAGGTGGTTATGTTGTTGAAGTTGATGAAGCTGAAGAGACTGCTAAAAAGATATTTAAGTCAAACAACGTGTTAGCAGTCGCGGAAGAAGCAGTCGTAATTGATATGTTTGACGAGGAGCCAGTGAAAAAAACTGCAAAGAAAGCAGAGACTGCCTCATCAGAAGACAAACTCGACTTGACCAATATAGTTAAAGGTTGGGACGACTAAACGATCCTATGCCACGGCTATTAAGTTAGCCGTGGTTAACCTTACAATGGCGAGTGGTGGCTATGAAAACGAAACAATTTTTAGATTTAGTGTTGGGGGATGACGGTCATTACTGCGTCTTCGCGGCACGGGATGGCACTGTCAAACAGAAGTTCTACACTTCTGTAGATGATGTTATAGATGCGGCTAGAGACTTTGACAGCAATGGGCATGACGCTTACTTTGCACTGGCTACGTTAGAAGAAACAGGTTCGCGCAAAGCAGATAACGTCAGGTCGTTGAAGGCGTTCTTCTTAGACTTAGACTGTGGTCCTACTAAAGAGTTTGCTGACCAAGCCACTGCTATTACCGAGCTTCGTGGCTTTTGTACACGACACAAATTACCTAAACCAACTCTTATCAACTCAGGGCGTGGCGTTCATGTGTACTGGATTTTATCCGAGGCTGTGCCTCGTGACGAGTGGTGGCAAGTAGCGGAACGCCTCAAGCAATTATGTGAAGCTGACGGGTTCAAGGCTGATCCTGCGGTTACTTCCGATGTGGCGCGTGTGTTACGTGTACCGTCTACGCACAACCATAAGAGTGACCCCCCTAGCTATGTTACGTTCTTTGGTGTGGAAGCCCCTAGTACCATAGACTTTGACGATTTTGCTGAGTTGATTGGTGGCGACCCGATACCAGTACCTACCAAATACACGTCGAATGCCGTTAGCGCATTTCAAAACGCGTTGAACGAAAACCAAAAAGGCAGCTTCAAGCGTCTGCTGATTAAGACTGCCAAGGGCACTGGGTGTGCGCAGATAGAGCATATCATACAGAACCAAAAGACAGTGCCGCACGATCTATGGCGGTCAGGTTTGTCTATTGCAAACGTGTGTAAGGACGGGGACAGGGCCGCAGAGCTTATGTCTAGCCAGCACGACGACTACAGTTTAGAGGCCACACTTCGTAAGATGGAAGACACAGGTGGGCCACACTTTTGCGCAACCTTTGAAGTACACAACGACTTATGTGCAGAGTGCCCCAACAAGGGCAAGATAACTACACCTGCTATGCTAACCAAAGAGATAGCGGAAGCGGCACCAGAAGATAACATAGTAGTAGAAGACGTAGATGGTATGACTACAACCATCGCTATACCCACGTTCCCTAAACCATACTTTCGTGGGCAGAACGGCGGCGTATACTTACGTGGGGAGAATGCAGACGGTGACCCCGAAGAGATTTGTATATACCACCACGACTTTTATGTCACTCGCAGGTTACATGATGTAGAGCTTGGAGAAGTCATAGCCTTCGCATTACACCTGCCGCGAGATGGGATACGAGATTTTGTTGTGCCACTAGCTGCGGTTACTTCAAGGGAAGAGTTCCGTAAAAATATGTCTGTGCATGGCGTAGTCACTCTAGGGAAGGATATAGATAAACTAATGACCTATACAGCAGCATGGATTAGAGAACTACAGCAGACCACCACAGCTAGTGAAGCGCATCAACAGTTTGGTTGGGTTGACGACAAGGAGATGCAAGAGTTTGTATTAGGTGACCAACTGATTACTGCCAACGGAATAGAGTACAATCCACCGTCAGGCAAAACGTCAGGGCACATACACAAGTTTAAGCCTAAAGGCACCAAAGAACGTAACAAAGAGATAATAGATTTCTACGACCAAGACGGTATGGAGCTACAACAACTCACCGTATGTGCAGGGTTTGGCACGGTACTTATGCCGCTAACAGGTTTGTTTAGTTTAGGTATACATTTATTTGGTGAGACAGGTGGCGGTAAAACAACCGCTATGTTTACAGGTACTTCCATATGGGGCGATCCAAGTGGTCTAACAGGTACTAAAGGAGATACGCCTAACTCAAGAATGAACTCTGCGGAAGTTATGCACAACCTGCTATTAAATACAGACGAGATGACAAACATTCTTGGTAGGCACGCATCGGATTACGCATATCAGTTGTCTGAAGGTAAGCAGAAAAACAGGATGGCGGGTGGAGGAAACTACGAACGTGCTAGGGGTAAACCTTGGCGGCTCATAGCTGTATCCTCTGGTAACGTCAGTATGTATGCACAGATGGCTATGGCAAAGGGCAACACTAAAGCTGAGATGCAACGCCTGTTAGAACTACGTGTGGACGAGATGGACATGGCAAAGGTCGATCCACTCACAGGGGCCAAACTGTTTACAGACATACAAGACAACTACGGTCATTTCGGGCCAGAGTTTGTGCAATACGTTATAGCAAACAAAGACGCGATAACCGCAGATTACGAGAGTATAAAAGTAAAGTTAGATATAGCGGCAGGGTTAGACCAGAGGAACCGTTTTTGGTCTGGGGGCTGTTCTGCTATACTGGCAGGGGCGTTAGCCGCAAAACGTGCAGGGATAATTAACTACGATTTGAAGAAGCTATACAAGTGGGTAACTGAACAACTTAGGCGAACCAAAGCGTTCGTGGACGATAGCACCGCGTCTGTACAAACATTGGTCACCGAGTTTGCCACAGAGCATTGGGGCAGTATCCTTAAAATCAAAAGCACAGAGACAGCCCATAACGCAGATGGTATTACACCTATGGTCATACCCGAGCAGAACCCAAGGGGCATGTTTGTAGCACGTTATGAGACAGACACACATATGCTCTACATCGTGCCGAAGGTATTTAAGACGTGGCTTGGCGAACAGAAGCTAGATTACACTAGCGCCGTGGAAGGTATGCAGAAGGAGATGGGTGGTAAGAAGGTAAAAATGCGTTTGAGCAAGGGCACCAACTTCAACCTACCGCCTATATGGGTGTTAGCGGTTAAACTAGAAGGGTTTAGCGGTGTACCAGAAGCCCCTTAAAGTTGACGATCTAAACCCTGATAAGGTTAAAGTGGTGGTTCAATGGGACGCTATGGTTGTCGGTGCGTCTGTGTTCATACCCTGCATAGATACTGAGAAAGCCAAACAGCAGCTAGAAAAAATAGCGGCGTTCAAGTCGTGGCAAGTAGCGGTACGGGTCAGGATAGAAGATAAAATGTTTGGGCTTCGCATTTGGAGAACTGTGTGATACGCTACAGGTGACAAGTTTAGACATGTACTTGTCGTTCTCCTACTGCCCCCATCTGGTCAGGTTTCGCACTGCAACGATGGGGGTTTTTTAGTCGAAGAGTTGTAACCCTTGATCGTATTGCTCTAAGCTCTCAAGCATTAGCGGCGTGTACTCAATACCACCTATCATCTTACCTGTACGAGTAACGAAGGATTTGCGAGAACGTGAGATTGTCGTTGGCAATATAATATTCTTCTCACGTGCGGCACGAGGCAACCCACGGTTGTACTCTTTTATCTCTTTCATCACCTCCCTGTAAGCCTCACGATCTCTGTTAGAGGCAGCAATGTTTGCTTTGCGAAGTAATTTCGTACGTTGTTTACCGATGTAGCTTACTTTCCGCCGTTCGTTTTTATTGTAGTCGTATTGTTGTATAAGCTCGGCGTTAGCAAACCCACCAAACTGCAAGAGTATTTGCGCAACACCTATGTCTTCAACAACAACGTCACCTCTACGTGTAGCAACCTCTCCTGTGGAAAACTGTTCACCAGACTTTAACACGTTACGCGCAGCGGCAGGTAACACAGCTTGTACGCCTTTAAATACCTCACCTTCGATAAACAAGTCCTTGCCACGATCCATACTCATGTAGATGCCCATAAGAGGGCCAGCAAACTGTTCTATAAGTGTGTAAAGCCCCGGTTGGTCTTTATCAATGATTGGTGGGCGGTATAACAAGCTATTTAAAGCGATACGACTAGCAACGTCTGCGCCCAAAGCCTCGTTCACAAGACCTTTATAAAACCCTTCGCCAACTATTTTGCGCAACATCGCATCAAAATCGTCTTCATCGTCGTCAACAAAGAGATCGTAAAGTTGTCCTAACGCTCCCATCAACGGCATACCTGCAATACCCGCAAAAAGTCCTGTAGAAAAAAGAAAACGAGCTAACTGATGTTGTGCAATTCTACGGTTTTCTTTAGCCTCTGGAGTCCCTCCCGAACGAGGGAACGCATCATTCGTCATAGTTGCCATCATATGATATTTGGCAATAGCAAAACGCTTAAACAACATTAGCACGTTACCAACACCTTTTTGCGCAAACACAGGACGACCTGCTGACGCAATAGAACCAAGAGTAAGCTCTGTCTCAACGATAGCCGTTTCAGCAGCTAATTCTTGTCGTTCTAAGTCTGTAAGAGCTTTCTCTTTGTCATTTCTAGGTTTAGTGCGTAGACGATCTAACTCCAACAAATCAGTAGCGATTAACGTAACTTCTCGATTGTAACGCTCTGCATGGTGAAACAAATAGCTTGTCCAAGAATTTATTTTTTCTAAAACATCTTTAGCATTGTTCATATCCAATTCTTCTTGGTTTAAAGATTGGTTTATTTGCCCGTTTTCTCTAAAGTGTTTCATTGCAGGGGCTAAATCTACCAACGTTGCGTGTCTTTCTGGCGTCATCTTTGCGTCTGCTATGTCCTGTTTTGACATCGCTTTTATCTCTTCATAATTGTAGTTATTCCCAGAAAAGCCAGCTCCTCCAGTTTTAATCTGGCGCGTCCCCATTGTACCGTCTTCTTGCATGACTTGAACAGTTCTGGTTTTTGGGCTGTTTGCTAAAATTGCGGCAGCGGTCCCCAGTGCTTTAAGAGCTTTTGCGTCACCATACTTACCCATAAGGCGTGGAGCCACACTCATAGCTACATCAAACGGTGTAATAGCAGCAGAAGAAAAGTTCCAACCCATAGTCCACGCATACCCTGCGGCGTTCAGTGATTGAGACCATTTTGGAATGTCAGGACTTTTAGCAAAATTAGCAATCTTACCTAATGCTACTTTATACATTTTGGTATTTTCGTCTATGGTTTTTGAGCTTAACTCGTCCGTTTCTAAAATATCACGTTCAAACTGTTGTAACTCTGCGCCGTATGTCATCTGCACAATCTGTCGGTTATAATCACGTCCTTTGCTTTCAACCGTGCCTATAAGATCAAAAGAATCGTCAATAAGCCCAAAAACTCTTTTATCTCCTGCCGTGCCAGAAGGAGTAACGTCACCTTTAAAACCTCTAACGTCTCTACGAATACGCAACGACTGCATAAGTGAGCGTTCTGGCATAGAGTCTAAAACAAGGTCTAAAATACCGTTGACAGTATCTTTGTTTGCACCTTCAGCTTGTAAAACTGCAAACACTTTACCAACAAAGGAGTCACTCGGCGCACCACTGTAATTTCCTTTACTTTCTTTGATACCGATTTCCATTGGTATATTTACTTGCGCAGCTATTTTGTTACGCCGAGTAGTATCAGATATTTTAGATAACTCTTCTTTGTTGTACTCATCTATTGCGTCTATGGCTCTTTTTCTTTGCTTTGTTGTTTTAAAATATTCTGTAAAATACATGGGTTGCCCTGTTCTAGGGTCAACAGCAAAATACCCTAGACGGTAATCACCATCACGTATCATCGGCATAAACGGTGTAATAGTTCCACGTTCTAAGGCTAAATAAACAGCTAATTTTTTACGTATTCTTTTTACTGCTGCCTCGTCGTTTATAGTAGCCGCTAAATTTTTTGTTATAGCAGTATCGACGTCAACTAAATTTTTTGCAAAAGCGTTAGTAATAACACCGTAAAGTTTACGTCCTTTGTCACTCATAGCTAAATACTTACCACGAACTTCATTGTAAACTTTTTCAGCTACTTCTGGGTCGTAATTTAGATTTGGTACTGTTTTGTTAGTTTCTGGATCAAGATAAGTAGCTTTATGCCCGTAAGCGTCTTTGAACTTAGCCACACGCGGGTCAACACGGTAGGCAGATGCAATCGGCCCAATGTCGCGCAAAAATTTAAAATCTGTACTTACTTCTCCTTTTAAGCGTTGAAGTTTTGACACCCCGTCTCTTCTAAGCGCTTTAATATCGTTAACAATAGCATCAGTTGAGTCGTTCATTTCGCGTAGTGCAGCACTCATGCGGTTTATTATAATATTTAACTTCGTTGCTCCGGGGATACGCGACTCTGCTAATTGTCCTAGTATGCTAGCAGGTTGGAAATTTATCCATACATTTTTTGCAGCTACTGGCACGGTCACACTCTTCATAAGAGCTTTACCCTGTTTTAAGTAACTTGCCATGCCTTCTTTGGTAGTAGTGTCAAAGGTATTTGATGAGGCTTGGTTGTTAAGAAGTTTCTGTGGGCCGTTAGGAGTACCAAGCGTCATGTATATTTTGGTAGCGGCACGCCCATCGTAAGTCGGTGCAATTATCTCCTGCACCAGCTTGTCCACTGCATCAAACGTAGAAGTCTCAGGCACTGTGGGACGGCCTATTAAAGTACGTACAAAGTTAGCTATAGCTCGGACCAACTGTTGAAACGGGTTACGTCCG